CCGAAGGCCGCAACGGGTACACCGGTAGAGATAGTAAGTACACCTAACGACTTACCTTTCTGATGTGGTACAGACTTGATGATTCACGATCTGACGCATTCCGAGAAGGATGGGTAATGACGCAAGACGGATTCCAGGTAATGGCGATTTCTAAAGACAATGAATTCATAGAAAAATTAACAGGATGGAAAGTACAACCGGTAAGAGTATGGATGTAGATGTTGTTGTAAAATTCGAAGCTAAACAAGGAGTGGAACTTGAGGAAGCAGTTACAACGCATAACGGTACACTATTCAGGTTCAATGACCACTATGGTTACTATCTACATGAGATTAAGTTCGACATTGAGACGAACCAACCAGTAGGTAGAATAAAAAAATGGCATGACGAGCAGACTGACGCAGCAATAGAAGGGATTATACCATTTCAGGAATACAGGGATTACTGTGGCTCAGAGGAATAGAATATACCTACAGACACAACGCACGGTCAAGGCATTGAAGGTTGAAGCCGACAAGCCGAAGGATAAGCGGTACGCAATGAATCAATGGAAGAACTATACCAAGAGATTCAGAGCGACGCATCCGGAGTGTGCGATGTGTAAGAGGTTATTCCCAGCCGAAGAGTTGCAATGTGATCACGTAATTCCAATCCATCTCGGTGGGTCGTTCTGGTCATCGGTAAACCATCAGGCATTGTGTCGACATTGTCACGCAGTGAAGACCAGGAAGGAAGCGGGAGGGCAAGCGATGCACGAATGGAAACTAAATGATAACAACGAAAAGATACCAGCATGGACTTTGTAGAAGTAGAAACAGAAGACGGAAGATTACTGATTAACATCTACGAGATAGTGTACATGAGTGAGCTTGGCGGTATAACACAGATAAAACTAAAGGGCTCACCAATCACACTGACGGTAGCCACGACACTAGACGAGATTATAGAACAATTAAATGGAGGATACGATGACGGATACGGAATATCATTTACGTCTAACTAAGTTACTCAACGAACTTGACAGACTGAACGCTGAACACAAACGATTGTGTATCTTAGTCGAACAGCTACAGAGGAGAGTCGATGAAGCAAGACCGCACATGATCGCATTAGAGCGCGATAGGCGAACGCAAGCAACATATACAATAGATTACTCATACGAAGTGAAATAATGCAATCACGCGACCCGTAGGCCGTTTAAAATGCTTTCAAATGGCCTGCACGGAAGCCGTCGGGTGAAATACATGCATATTTATAACGATTTTAAGGTATTTATTTTTATTTAGACTAATTCTAAACAACATGGCAAAGCAAGAATTAAGAGAACGCGTCAGATTAGCGATTGAAAAACAACTAGCGTACCTGGACACAGATCCGGACTTAAGTGTAAAGGACAGAATAGAGATAGCAACACGGCTACTCCCGTTTGTGGTCTCAAAGATTAGTGCCGGGAAGGCGGAGAGCGAAAATGATTTGAATGATCCAATAAATGATTTAATATGAATTATGATCCAAAACTAGAAGATGAAATGATTGCCGTAGTCGGTAGTGTTTTTGTAGTTATTGCTGTTGCTTTTTTGATTGTGTCGCTGATAGTGGGATGACTTTATACGATCAGTTCATAGATGATGTACAGAAAAACCATGATCGTCACAACAAGTTTGTAAAGCTTGCGGTGCAACGACATTTGAATGATCTCAAAAACGATAGGTTTTTCTTTGACACTCAAAAAGCGGATCGGGTCATCGCTATTGTAAAACTGATGAGGCATACATCCGGAAGTTATGGCGGTAAACTATTTGATCTGCAACCATTCCAGGCATTTATAATTGCGATGTTGTACGGATGGACTGACAAATCTACCGGGTACAGAAGATTTCGGAAAGCTTACATTGAAACTGCCCGTAAGTCTGGCAAGTCAGAACTTGCAGCCGCCCTCCAAATTTACTCTTGCTTCTTCGACGGTGAACACGCTTCTCAGGTTTTTTCTTGCGCGAACACCAGAGACCAGGCAAACTTTGTATATGCAGCAGCTACTTCAATGGCTAAATCGTTAGCACGCGATAGCCAAAAGTTTGCTGGCAAAAGTCGCGTTATGCAGTACCGTATTGTTGAGACAGAAACAACTGGATACATTACACGGCTTACTGCTGATGCAAGCACACAAGATGGAGCAAGTCCATCGTTTGCAGTAATTGACGAATATCACGCTGCTCCAAGCGACGCTCTTCTAAAAGTGATTGAAACAGGGATCGGCGCACGATTACAGCCATTAATCTACATCGTGACAACAAGTGGATTCCATAAGGGCGCGTGTTATGACTTTAGAAAAGTAGTCGCTGATGTACTTGATGGTAAGGTAGAAAATAATTCATTGTTTGGCATTATGTTTACTCTTGACGAAGGCGATGATTGGCAAAATGAAAATGTTTGGATCAAAGCAAATCCAAATCTTGGAAATAGTCCACGCATAGAACAGATGAGGGCATTGTATCAAAATGCAGTAGTTGAGGGTGGCAGTTCTATTGTGGAGTTTAAAACTAAAAACTTATGTCTATGGACGGACGCTGCCAAAGTTTGGATATCGGACGAAAACTGGATATCTTGCCAAGGCGAAGTACAAGAGGAAGGACGCTGCATTATAGGCATTGACTTAAGTAGCCGGGTGGATGTGACGGCCATTACGTACCTGTGGCCGGAAACAAAATCATTCCGCAACCATTACTACGTACCGGAAGAAAAAGCGAATCAGGGCCGCAGAGCAGACGGTGTTGATTATAAGGAATGGGTAGCTAAAGGATACGTGACGGCAACACCTGGCAACGTGATTGATTACGACTACATCATCCGTGATCTATTGGACAGCTGCGAGAAGTATAACGTAGAATTGATTGGATACGACCCATACAACGCCGACTTGATAGTACCGAAGTTGGAGGCTGAAGGTGTATCGTGTGGAGCGGTACGCCAGGGATTCATCACACTATCGCCTGCAACGAAGCGACTGGAAACGATGGTTTTGAGCCGGGAGATTGTACATGATGATAATCCGGTAGATAGATGGATGATGGGCAATGTAGAGATAGAACAGGACGCGGCGGGCAACATCAAACCGTCGAAGGGTAAGAGCCAAAACCGGGAGGAAGAGATGTCGATGCAGTCACTTAGAGATATGTTCGGGTAATGAGTAGGCAGCAGTACTTTGAGTTGTACTTTCAAGTGCTGCAATCGCTCCAAGATAGGAAGGGAGCGTACAGAGCTGCATGGGTTGAGACTGAGGAACTGGTTGAGAACCTGACAGGGTTTAGGAGGTATAGGAATTATGAATCGTTTAAAGTAGGAAAAACAAGATATTTTGCGCATGGAGAGCACATATAAAATTCCGAGAATTGTATTCAAGATTTGGTTGGGCGAAAAGGAAATGCCGGAACAATTCAATAAGTATATAGAGTCGTGGCAAAAGATACTATCGCCGGAGTGGATTATTCATCCAATTGGCAACACGGTGATCTATGACATATACGACAGGCCATGTGTCAAGTGGTGTTTGGAGAATAGAAATTACACGGTCTTAAACCACTATGTTAGATACTATCTGCTGCACCGGTACGGCGGTGCGTACATAGACCTTGACGTTGAGATGTATAAGTCTTTCGATTTTACTGAAGGATTGACGATTGGCATGGAGTCTGAGCGATGGATTAACAACCATTGTATCGTCAGTGAGCCGGGTCACAACTTCCTATTAGACTGCATGGAATTCATGGACAACATCGATTTCAATATGCCTGAGATTGAACTTGCTACTGGTCCGCGTCTAGTTAGTAATTTGATTTATGCTAACACTAAGTTCAAATACAGATTTTTGGACGTACCTACCAAGTGCGATTATAAAGGTCACGCCACCACAATCATGCCGGAACGATGCCTATCAGGGCACAGGTGGCATGAGAAATTCGACCCAAAAGAAGTAAAAGAAGATACGTATTGCGTTCACCATTATACACACTCATGGAAAAAGTAATCGTCAGCGTCGTAATTCCTTGCTATAAGCAAGCGCATTTTTTGAAGGATGCTATCAATTCGGTCAAGTGTCAAACATTTACGGCATGGGAAATAATTGTAGTAAACGACGGGTCTCCGGACAATACTACCGAGACCGCCAACTTACTTGGTGTGAGATGCATCGAGAAAAAGAACGGCGGACTAAGCAGTGCGCGGAATGCAGGAATAAAGGCAGCGAAAGGAGAATTCATTTTGCCGCTCGATGCGGACGACAAGATCCACCCGGAGTTTCTAGAAAAAACGATGACAATGATGGATGAGGTGGATGTTGTGGGGACGTGGTTCAAAACATTTGAAAACTCAAATAGAGAGCACCAAAGATATGTTACGAATGTCGATTCAAACTATCTTAGATCTCAGAATCCAGTAACGTGCTGCTCGTTATTTCGAAAGTCTATGTGGAAGGATATAGGCGGCTACGATGAAAAGATGAAGGACGGATATGAGGACTGGGACTTTTGGCTGAGTGCCGCAGAGCATGGGTATAAGATTAAGATACTACCTAAGTATTTGTTTTTCTACAGAAAGCATTCTGTGTCTATGCTAAGGGATGCTCAATCTAAACATGATCAGATAGTTGAGTATATGAAGACAAAACGGTCAGTTACTAGGTCATTAATAGATGTCGTTATTCCAGTTGGCACCGGATCTGTTAACAGTAACAATGAACTGCGGTTTTGCCTTAGATCGATAGAAAAAAATCTACGCGGCTACCGTAACATTTGGATAGTTGGTTTTATGCCGAAGTGGTTAAAGAATCTGAAGCATATACCATTCAAAGAGTACCATCCGAAGGCAAACAACATCCATGACAAAATCAAGGCTGCGTGCGAGCATCCGGAAGTTAGTGATGAATTCATCTTGTTTAACGATGACTATTTTTTGACATCGGAATTACAGGCTACAACTTATCCGCATTACTACTCACGACAGGCATTGGCTGACGTAATGGAACGAAAGCGATCAGATCCGTACAGAAGATTGGTAGTTGATACTATAAATGAAACTCGGATGATAGACTACTATGATATTCACGTTCCGATGCGGATAAAAAAATCTGAGTTTTTGTCTATGACTTATAACAGGAATTACGAAGGTGGGATTCTTGTAAAGTCAAGTTACGCGAAACACGCACAAGTACAAGGCATTGACAGACTTGATCCGATTATAAGAAATAAGGCTACACGCGACGAGATTGAAAACATGGAAATATACAAATGGGAGGAAAGCAGGTAGTCGTAACTACGAAAAAATCTGTTAGCATAGGTGTAGTCCTTGACTGCATCGATGTAATTCAGCGTACTTTGTCGCTGGTCAGTCCAAAGATTGTAGAGCAACGTACAGATGGCAAGTATCCAGCGCCACAACATCCATTATACAGTTTGATCAATTCAGAACCGTACACATTGTACACGGCTGCTGATTACTACGGCCAGATGATTGCGGACTACCTGTTGTATGGCAATGCCTACGCATTGATTCTACGCCAGGGTGGTAGAGTAGTGGGGCTAAAGAGATTAGAACCCGAACAGGTTGAGCCGTACATTCTGGACATGGAAGGAGTGGAGGAGAGATGGTACAAGATCACAGATATGAACTCACGCATATCAAATGCAGTCAGTCAGCGTGACATGATCCATTTGATGGACTTTAACTTCGACGGAATCAAAGGACTTAGCCGGATTCAGTTGAAGCGCAACACGCTGACGGATGCGGGGCAGATAGGCAATTATTCAACTGATATGTACAAGGATGGCGTGTCTGTTAGTGGTTACTTGACATCTGAGCGAATGATTGGTAAGGATGAACTTGACTATCTGCGTCAGAAATTCCAGGACCAAGCTACCGGCAAGAATGGTGGAATAGCTGCGCTGCCGCAAGGATTCAAATATGAAGCATTGCGCTATAACTTACCATTCGCAGATTCTCAGCTGATAGAAGCGAAGAAATTTGCAGTCGAGGATATAGCGCGCATCTTTGGCGTTCCGTTGTCATTGATTGGGCGCAGCGACTTGGCAGACAATAAGGCAGATTCAGAGTTCAACAGATTCCTAGCGATCACGATTGCACCGTTGACTATTTTACTTGAGAACGAACATAATAGAAAGCTATTCACGCCATCTGAGCGCGGACGGTTCTATATGAAATTCGAATTGAAGGGATTGTATCGAGTAGATATGTTGACCAGGTACCAGGCGCATCAGATCGCACTCAGTCACGGATTCATGAACAAAGACGAAGTCAGAGATGTAGAAGGAATGAATCCTATCCGCAACGGATTGGGTCAGACATTCTATCAAATGCTTAATACAATTCCATTAGAGCAGGCACAGGATTACTACATGGAAAAGCCGGATCAGCCGGACAATGATAACGACATAGACAACGAAGATGATACTCAGGACATATAACCAAGCAACCGACATTAGAGGCATTCACGACGATTCTCGCGAACGTGAATTCGTGATCAGCAACGAGCGCAGAGATTCGCACGGCACTATCATTAAGATGGATGGATGGGACATTGAGGACTACAACAGATCAGGTGCGTTCTACTATCAACACATGACCGGCATGGAATCTCCTGACAACGTACTCGGCCCAGGAAAGGCAAGTAAGCAGGGTGCTGAATTGGTAGGGCGTGCTTACTTCGAGCCGGAAGATATCAATCCCTTAGCTGAGAAAATTCTAAGAAAAGTAGACTTCGGCACGTTAACCAGCACATCGGTAGGGTTTATGCCGACTGCTGGGCATTGGGGCGTAGAGCGCATGAATGAAGATCCGGAGACGTACTACTTTGATGGTGCGATCTTGAAGGAGTTTTCCATCGTCAACATCCCGTCGAATCCTGACGCTATCAAGAAAAGTCTTGAGTCGTTCGATCATTACATGATGGAGCAGACTGAGGGGCATAAAAGTGAAGGATTTAAAAGAGATTACAGGCACAAGATTAATCAAGTGCGCCGACAGCGTGAGTACCTGTTGAATCTTGCAGAAAAGAGATATTTTATTTAACATCAAAAAATAATATAATGAACATTAACGAATTACAGGTAAGGCTTGACCAGATGCTGACACAGCAGGAAGAACTGCTGAACACAGCTGATGCGCAGCAGAGAGATTTCAATGAAACTGAGCAGTCGCAGTTTGACACACTCAGCCGCGACATTTCCGCAATTAACAAATCGATCCAGGTAGAGCAGAAGAAGGAGGAGGCGAGAGCGCAGATTGCGATGTCAAAGATGCGTAATGCTAAGAAGTCAGAGGAGCAGAAAGTAACTGAGAGATTTTCATTTTTGAAGGTACTCAATCAGTTGAGCCGTGGAGTCGCACCTGAGAACATGGGCGGCGCTGAAGGTGAAGTACATCAACAGGCAATGTCTGAGGCAAGATCTGCCGGTACAGCAATAACAGGTTATGCACTACCTGCATTCATGATGAGAGCGCAAACTGCCGCAACTGCCGCAACTGCCGGTAACTTGATTGCAACTGACTTGGATTCTGCCATCATTCCGGCATTGAGACCGCGTACCGTCATGGCTGGATTAGGGGCAACCTTGCTCACGGGTTTGACATCGAATCTGGATTTACCCGGTGGAAATGCCATCTCGACCGCAACTTGGGAGGGGGAAAATGATGCAGTAGCTAATACAGATCCATCTACAAGATTGGTATCATTGAGGCCTAACAGATTGGCTGCACAGACAACGGTAAGTAAGCAGTTACTGATTCAGTCTTCATTTGATGCTGAGGCATGGGTAAGAGGAGAACTGGAAAACGCAGTCGCTCGTGCGGTTGATAGCGCAGCAATCCAAGGTAACAGCGCAAACATTGACGGTATCCTCGGTACTTCCGGTGTTGGTGATATTACTTTTGGTGGCGCGGTTACTCGTGAGAAGTTGATTGATCTGATAACAAAGATTGCAGTTGAAAATGCAGACGTGGCGAATATGTCATTCTTGATGAATCCGATCGTTAAGGGTGAATTGATGCAGTCGGCTACTGACGCAGGATCTGGAATGTTTGTTATGGACAACGCCAACACCGTACTAGGTTACAATGTTGCAGTATCTACACTCGTTCCGACTAACATTGCGTCCACAAAGACAGCGGTGATCTTCGGTAACTGGGCAGATTTAGTTATTGCGAATTTCGGCACAGGAGTTGATCTCGTTGTAGATCCATACACTGCCGCCGGTACAGGTCAGGTTGTTGTTACTATTAACAGCTACTGGGATGTGAAACTGAAACAGCCTAAATCATTCGCATTCGGTAACGACATCACTTGGTCAGCGCTCTCCTAAGGGTGTACTGAAGTCGATTATATAGGGGAGAGTTGACGCTCTCCCCTTTTAAAAAATAAAGACAATGGCAAAAGGAAGACGAACGACACCGCAATACGAGACAAGAGTTGTCACACCAACATCACAACCTACTGGATGGACGCGTCAGGGTATAGTCATCAAGACGATGTATCATGCGTTCGGACTACCAGGGAAGATTGGAGATCTGGTTGAGGTTGACAATGACAGGTACGACGAATTGATTAAGAAAGGATTTATAAAGGCGATATGAAAGTAATTGCTTCAGCGGCAAAAAAAGCGATGGTAGTTGATTACGATGATGACCTCAAGAATCATCTTCGTATCTTTGATGACAGCGACGAGACGCTGATCAAAGGCTACATCCGTGCCGCCGGGGACTACATTGAGAAATACATTGGCCGACCGATTTTGTCTCAGAACCTTACCGTCATAGGTTACGCAGATGATCATTGGTTTGAATTACCGAAGGGGACGCAGATTATTCAATCGATTAATGAACGCCAGGAAGATGGCACATGGTCAGAGATTGTACCAGAGACTGATCAGCTGGATGACTATGGCGTGTACATGAGGTACTACGACGAGGCGTTGACGGATGGTTACGAGTACAAGTTTGAAGTTATAGTAAACTGCCAGGTATCAGACCTGGTAAAACAAGCGGCCTACTTGATCGTTGCTGAGATGTATGAACAAAGGGAGAACAGATCACAGAACGTAGCTGTCTTCCGTCGATCAGCTGACTTATTACTTGACGCTGAATCGTTAGTGTTATGATCTACGCCAACGCATTGAGCCAGCAGATTGCCATCGGCGCGATGGACGAGAAACTGACGCTGAAAGTACGCGGAGCGGAGACTACTAACGACCTCGGTGAAGTGACTAATGTTACCACGGTAGATACTATTTTGGCGTGCCATGTTGTTGACATGATGCGTGACGAGGAGGACGTTAACGACAAGCAGACCGTTATGGATTACAGGGAGTTTGTATGCAGATATAAATTGTGCGATGTTGAAGATCAGGTGTTGTACGGATCAGAGACCTACGACATTGTACGCGTGGAGTCGATGGGAAGAAAAAGGTATATGAAGTTGAAATGTAAATTGGTGAAGTAATGGGAAGATTATCAGAAGCTTTGAATACTAGATTAAGAGAGTCTTACCGTACAGGAAGATACACTGTCAATAGAGATACTGCTCAGAGACGATCAGATATAGATCAACAAATGAATAAAATTGTAGGCGATTTTTATAAAATACTTGATAAATATAATACGTCTATAAGTAAAAAAACTATACTTGAACGCGCAGGTAAAGTTGTAATTACTGGATTAAAACAAAAATCTGAAGCAATAGAAGATACGGGTAATCTAAGACAGTCAGTAGGATGGATAAGAATTAAAAGCAAAGTGTCCGTTATGGCAGGATTCAACTACTGGAAAGGTGGACGACACGCGCATTTGGTAGAGTATGGTTTTATTGCTAAAAATGGCGAATACGTGCCAGGATACAATCTAGTAAAAAATACATACGAGGAAACAAAAGAAAAGGTAATCAGCAATCTTATAGAAGAATTTAAAAAAGAAACTGATAAATTATTACGTGAAATAGGCAGATGACAGGGGACGTATCTATATATAATCTTCTCAATGACGAAATAGGCAATGTCTATTTTAACAAGTTTGCGCAGTCTGTTAAACTTGACGAACCTACGCCAAAGGTTTTGATTAAGAATATCACTCACAACAATGCCACGACTAAAGACAAACTGGGCCGTGATGAATTCACGTACAGAATTGAAATAATAGGTACGAATTACATGAACATTAGCGACACAGCTAATGAAGTGCGCGCGTTGATGGTAAACCATACAGACGAGGCGGTCTATTTAATCGATTACGATACGGCAATTTATGACACCAATGAAACTGCCGAAATACATAGAATTATTCAAGATTATAGGGTTTTTATAAACGAAGTAAATGCTAGTTAAAGTCGTATATTTAAAAGATCATTCTGGATACAAAAAAGGTCAGGAATGGGCAATGTTACTCAATTATGCGGAGAGATTCCAGCGTGAAGGTGTTGTACGGATAATTGACGGCGACGTTGACAAATGGATAGTTAAGCCGGAACCTGAAGTAGAAGAAGTAGAGGATAATAAGCAAATAGAACAAGTAACAGAAACTGAATATAATATAATAGAAAGATTAATTAACAATATAAAATAGATAAAAAATGGCAACTACCGGTATAGTTAATGGTCATTATATGCGTTTTTTCGACGCAGATACTGGCAATCCGTACGCAAAAGCTACTGAATGTACGATAAGTTTTTCAATGAGTAGCCGACAGACAAGCCACAAAGATACAGCTGGAAGCGGATCAGGATGGCGTGAAATTTCTGCTGGTGAAAAGTCTGGAAGCGGTTCTACATCAGGTCTTTATGCCGAGGATACAAACTCATTTGCAATTCTTTACGATAAGTTCAAGGACGGGCTTCCTGTGAATCTTACATTCACTACTGGCGAATCCGGTGATGACATTTACTACTGCACGGCTTACATCGTTTCGCTGGAACTTAACGCCGTAAATAATGAAAATGTTACTTATTCATGTAGTTTTGAATTCTCAGGCGAAGTAGTAAGATCATAATCATGGTAGTAATCAACTCAGTAAAACACCATCCTCGGATTAAGAATTCAACGCTGCTTTTATTTGCAGCTGCTGAAGGAATTGATCTTGGGAAAATTGACAAGGTGCTTGCCTCGTTTAATTACGACATTGCAGTTAAGCTGTTTGTGTTCGCAGTCCAAAAAGAGGGTGGCAACCTTACAGCTGATGAAGTACACGAAGAAGTGGATAGACGGATCGACTGCTTCACAGAACTGATGACATACGTAGCGACTCAGTTGAACCCTGATGGGGTGGGGGAGCAGACGCCGGGAACGCCCGGCAAGAAGAAGACGGCTGCCTAAGTTTTGGAATGATAAGGTCAAGGGCGTTCTATTACGGAATGTCCTTGACCGATTTTTATGAGGCAACATTAGGCGAAGTCTTCGAATACATCCATTCACGAGGTCAGTACGAGAAACTGAAGATCGAAAACGAATGGAAGGTGATGAGGTGGCAGTCTACGCTGATGCTGAACATGATGAGCAGCAAAGGTAGGACATTTAAGCCGGAAGACCTGTTCACGTTCGATGACGAGTACACCAGACCAAAGATTGCGCCAGACTCTCCGGAGGCTGAGGCGGTGTTCAAAAAAATGGAAGAAAAATTTAGACAACGATGGCAGTCAAGATTGGAGACGTAACGATACGGATTGGTGCAAGCACTAACGAACTAGAGAAAGACCTGCGGAAAGCGGAACGTGCGTTGCAGGCTACGGCGCAGAAGTTTACTGCAATCGGTCAGAATCTGACGCTAGGCGTAACCGCTCCGGTACTTGCTGCTGGTGCTGCGGCGTTCAAGATGGCATCTGATTACGAGGAGTCCTTGAACAAGGTTCGTGTAGCGTTCGGTAGTTCATCGTCATCAGTTGAAGAATTCAGCAAGACTGCAATAGATTCTATTGGACTAGCAGAACAGTCAGCTCTTGATATGGCTGCGCTATTTGGCGATATGGCTACATCAATGGGACTGACAAGACCAGCAGCCGCCGAGATGAGTACGTCCCTTGTACAATTGGCTGGCGATTTGTCTTCATTTAAAAACATAAACATTGAAGAAGTAACAACTGCGCTCGCGGGAGTCTTCACTGGGGAGACAGAATCCCTGAAGCGTCTCGGTATAGTAATGACTGAGGCTAATGTACAGGCGTATGCTTTGGAAAAAGGAATAAAAAAGAAACTCAATACAATGTCTCAAGCCGAAAAGGTGGCATTGAGATATGAGTACGTTTTGAACGCAACTAAAAACGCACAGGGAGACTTCGCACGGACAAGTGATGGCGCAGCGAATCAGATGCGCGTAGTATCGCAGGCCGTTAAGGATTTGGGAGCTGATTTCGGTAAAATACTTCTTCCAGTAATTACGCCACTGATTAAGTCAATAGCTGATGCAGTTAAAAGATTTGCTAATTTAGACGAAGCAACTAAAAAAACAGTTATAACAGTGGCGGCATTGGCTGCTGCGATAGGCCCTGTATTAATCGTATACGGAAAGTTAAATAGCTTATATGGTTCAATAGCGACTGGAATTGCACGAGTGACTGCACAAATGATAGCGAACGCGGCAGCTACAGCGGCAGCAAACGGAACGGTAGCTACATTAACAGCATCTACCGTAACATTTGGAACTACACTAAAGGCTGCAATTTCTTTTCTTGGGCCGTATGCAATCGCTATAGCTGCTATTGGTGCAGGAATATACGCGCTATACAAAAACTATGAAAGTGCCAGCAAAGAGTCAAATAGACTTAACGAAATAAATGGAAGAGCAATTGAATTAATTGCTGAAGAAAAATCAAAAACTGAGTCACTTATAAGTGTACTTAGAAATGAAAACGCCACAAAAGAAAGAAAAGAAGGCGCGCTAAAAAAACTTCAAGAAATAGCACCTCAATACTTTAAGAATCTTTCCATTGAGAAAAGTAGTATTAATGAAATAAACAAAGCGTATAATGAATACAATAATAGTTTAGAGAAAAATATACGCGCTCAATTAGGTAGGGAGGATTTAAAGCAGCAAATAATTGATGAGGAAAAACTTAGGAAATCTATAAAAGATCGCCAAGCTGAAATAGAAAGACTAAAGCCAATTACTCCTCAAAAGGTAACATTAACACTTACTTCTGGTGGTGCTGAACAAGAGGCACAAATAAAAAGACTTAAGGCATTATATGACGATCAAAACGCTGAATTAAAACAACTCGACTCAATTATAAAGCTTAAGGATGAAACAAAAAAATATATAAATACAAATACAGATTTAGTAGAATCAACTTCAAATATTAATACCAATTTTGAAAATGCTACCGATAAGACAGATGAGTACACTAAAAAACTGCAATCATTAAACAAAGAACTTGCCGACAATGAAAAACTATTTAAGGCTGGATTAATTACAGGGCCAGAAGCTGCCGTAGTACAGTTGGGTATTTTACAAAGTAAACTAGAAACATTAGTTTTATCAGGACTTGATCCTGCGTCAAATTCAATTAAAGACGTAAAAGATTCAATAGAAGAATTAAGGAACGTAGGAACTGTTGACTTCTTACCGCCTACTGATCCTGGAGCGACATTTGGAAAAGCAATCGGACTTTTAGAGGGTGAACTATTAAAAGGAGGCAATGCTGCAAGTCAGGCGACTGCAAAAATACTTGCAGATACAGCTGGCAAAATTCAACAATACTACGTCGGCATAGGTGAGGGATTTGTAGATTTGACTGGAAAGTTTAGGCCTTATGTTGATGAAATTGCAAAAGTTGCTGTTGATATTACTCAAATTGTAAACTCAGCAATATCATCTTCATTAGAATCTGTAGGCGTTTTGATTGGCAATTTAATATCAGGCGAAGGCGCAGGATCATTAAAACTTTTCTTTAATAGCATATTGACGGTTATACTTGATTTTGCCATCGGATTGGGAAAGCAATTGATAGCGCTTGGAACTGCTACGGAATCCCTTAAAAAATTATTTACAAATCCAATAGGCGCAGTTATAGCCGGAGTAGGGTTGATTGCGGTTGCAACAATTGTAAAAGGCATAATTGCCAAAGGTGTGCCATCTTTGGCAATTGGAACAGATCAAGTAAAATCAGACGGTTTAGCCATGATACATAAGGGCGAAGCCATCGTCCCAGCGTCAGTAGTCAAGGGAGGATTCACAGGTGGCGGCGGTGGAGAAATATACGGTAGGTTAAGTGGAATAGATTTGTTGTTGTCAAATGAATACGCTAAATCTTACCACAAAAGATTAAGATAATGGGGAAAAGACATATTGCAACGGGGATTTCAATTAATGGATATGAATACGAAGTAAACGTATATGATGACGATTTTAGCGGGTCCCCAACACGACTAACATTGTCTCCTGAAATATTATTCGAGACCCACGGCAACGACAGGGATCATCTTGAAATAATCACAACGGCCTCAGCGACATTTAATGTAATGATGATCGACGAAACGGCAGAAACACTAATCACTGATATAATTAATGCGGACGAAGGTAGGTTTTACGTAGAATTAAAATACAACACTTTCAAAATATTCTTTGGACGTATAATGTCAAATGGTATTTCTATTGAAGATAGTTATAGACCATTTGTAAAATTGCAAGCAATTGACGGATTAACTTTATTAAAGGATGTTCAATATGAACATCCGGAAGTAAATCAATTCAAATCGCTTGCGTCCATATTTATAAAGACCATAAATCAAGTTGATGTAATTAACAAATACTACAACGCAACAGATGGTATAATTTACATGGCATCCAAGTTGTACGTAAATGATGCCACTATGGCAAGCAGTAGGATATTTGAAGTAGTCAGCCATTTTGATTACTTCTATAAAGTAGAAAACGAAAGGAAAGAACCATTAACATATTGGGAAGTACTTGAGGAGCTATTAAAGAGATACAATCTAAGACTTGTATATAATAGCGGATTGTATATGATTCTTGGGAAAGAATTATATCTTTCATCATCTACATTGCAGGAAAGGTTATATCAAAAGAACGGCACTGGCGTTGCGCCATTAATTACATTTCCGACAATAGACATCCAGGCATCTGATACTTTAGCCCTTGCTGGGGGCACGTATTATTTTGAGCCTGGGGTAAAAAAGGTTTCTATAATTACAGACAAAAATTTTGTAAATAAAAATTTAGCCGAAGGCCTTTTTTGGTACAACGATGACGAAACCTACCAAAGCGTAGGATTCATGCAAAAAGATAAGCGATATCAATCGTTTATTAAATTCACGATATTTAATGATTTTTTACCATCTGATTACCCGGAAGTAAAATGGGTTAGGGCGAGAATGTATTTCAAGGCGCAAGAATTTGGAGGTTCTGACATTAAATACCCAAAAATGAGTTATACGGTTTCTGCTGGAACTCAGGCGCATTTTTATGTTGTCAGCCCTATTTACCCAATTCAACAGCTTACAAGTGACGCAGCAGAGACAGCGATAGTAATATACTTCAGAAACATTCCGCAACTAGAGTACGGCCTTAATTTTATTTTTGAGGAGTACGATATAGATCGTACTATGTCCTTTAAAATAGAATACGACGGGCTATATGACGACTATCCTGATCAGCCGGGGTTCCCGTGGGAAGATAATTTAATTCCATCATGGGAAACAATTCCATTTAGATACCAAGTGTCACAGCAGTTTGGATTTTATCCACAGCTTCAATCTGATATAGTTAAATTTTCTGCCGTAACTGATTCTACCGAGGTCTTTATAAAAGAAATAAATATACTTGCATCTGACAAGTATGGCACTGAAATGACAAGGCCTATTTTGTCAAAGGCAGGGGTAGGGCATAACAGGAGCAATGACAATTGGCGTTTTGATTCTGCTGATCCGTACGAGCCTTTAGAAAGGGCGATATGTAGGAATGTACTTAAATACACGGCTGCAAAACAAAAGTTTTTAGACATATCTCTTAATGTCATATCGCTGTACCCGACACCTGCAAATTACATAACGTATAGAGGTGAAGATTTTTTTGTAAGTAAAATAAGCTGGAACCTATACACTGCCTTGATGCAGATCACTGCAATTAAGTTGCCGGAATCTACGCCGGATATAACGGTTAGTACATTAGCGCCTGTCGAAAAGGAATTTCTGCAAACATTTACTGGATACGAATCAGACGCCTTTAGTGGAAATTTGTCTTTGGAAACATATTACGAAGCCTTTGAAAATGTAAGTGCCAATTATGTCACAATTGATGCAAATTTAGAATTATTTTTGTCTTCTGAATTAAGTACAAACCAACGGCGCTGGAAAGTATTTTTAAATGGATTGAAATTAAAATTAGTTGATCATACGTCTTTTTCTTTTCCATTAAGTGCGGGCGATATCCAAAGTAATGAGTATACGTTTGATCCGGCTGAAAATAAAATTTACTTTGCCTATCAATTGGATGGCGAATACGTGGAATGCGAATACATTAAAATATGATGAAATACATAATCCCATTACTACTCCTCACGTGCGGACTATCTGCACAAACTAAGTGGAGACAGATCGA